TCCGTTTCGAATTAAATCGATAATCTCTTTTGAAGTTCCTTTTTTAATCCTATTGACTATTTTTTCAATTGGAACGTGAAAGGGGACGTCGGTTGACTTATACAAGTCTTTAAATACTGATACTATCATATAATATAAAATTAAAAAACCCCTTAAATTCTACGCATCTACTCGTATCCTTTAAGGGGTTGTTAGGTTTAAACCCAATTTCTTAAATGAGGTAGATGATCTCTATTGCAAATATAATAATTATTTTAATATAAACTAATTATTTTTTATATTTTTTTAATAGTACACATTCAACACATTTTTTTTGAATTTATACCCCCCCCTATTAAATTAAAAATTTTGTTTTCTAGGGGAGTATAGGAAAACCGATAAAATGTGTACTATTGTAAAAAAAAGGAGGACATAATGCCCTCCGATTTCAATTATTAACCAACAATAATTTAAAATTCCAAATCGTCTTCCTCGATAACCTCATCGGTCTCACTTGGAACGATTGCGTCGATAGTCTCAGCCTTTGCCAAATACGTTTTTAAATAGGCCTCCAATACATTATAAGCCTCATCGGCTAAGTCAGCCTCCGACTCGCTTAATGACTTATCAAACGCAAAGCCTGGCGTCGTATATTTAACAGCTCCCTTTTTACCCTCAACGGCTTTGTCAACTACAACCCACTCGTCTGTTAAACGTGATCTAGTCTTTGCCGTAAAATCTCCATAACTTTGACAAGCTGCGCCCTTTAATTGCAAATTAGCAATTGAGCCGTCTTCGAGCATACAATAGACGCTTTTAACATAATGCCCTCCGGCCGCCTTAATTTTCTCCTTAATGTCTTTATACAATCCCTTAGCTATTTCGTTCCCTTTGAATGGTTTGACAACCATTTCGTCACGCGAGATAAATTTAACCTCGTTGGAATTGATTTGACTAGAGCTTGCATCGTTCCATCCTTTAATGGTGTGCAATTCGTCAAGGACTAAAAATTTAAATGGTAAGGGGATTGAGACGTTTGCTGAAGTTTCACGATCGTAATAACTAAATGCTTTGTCATTTGATTTCCAGTCGATAAATTTTTTCGCTGGGTTTGTTTGTGGTTGTGAAAACGCTTGTTTTCTGTTTGAAATTGTACTCATAATTTTATTTATTTATGGTCTGAAATTAAGATGCTCAAACCTTGCATCGGTATTATGATATTGCTAAATTATATAATTTTTTTTAATTGACAAAATTTTTATGTACAATTTATTAACTCTTTCGGAATTAATCCCTCGTTTATAATAAAAATTTAATACTCTTTTGATCCTGGTTAACTCGCTTTGCTTACTCATTTACTTCCTCCAAATCTAAATAACGATAACTATTTGTAAAATTCCCCCAGTCAACCAAAACCGGCAGCGCTTGAGTCCTTTTTGGGTTTTGATATTCGTTACCTATTTCAACTATAACTCCAATTTTATCGGTTGGATTGTGTTTGTCGATTTCCATTGCGAAAACGCTTGTCTCTTTTAGTTTTACTTTTTGTCCTAATTTCATAATATTAAAATTTTAGTGATATTGAATTTTTGCGAGGCGTCGTCCCAACCTTTGGAACATCGTTTCCGTATGCGTCAATTATTGGCTGTTTTTGTGCGAGCTTTAATAGCTCAACCCTTGCATCGAGATCGGATTTTAATTGGCAATAAATTGCGTCCTCGTTATAATTTATTGTATCGCCTCCATTTGTCGGAACGAACTCAACCCCGTAATACTTCAATTTTTCAAATGGTAAGTATTTCCGCATCTCTGAGTCGGCCGAATTAATTACCTCTTTTAAACGGCAAATATTTGCCATAAAATGATGTTTGTCAACTTCCCCGCTTTCGATTACATTGTCAACCATTCTTTTGCCGGTTAAGATTGCATCCTTTTTTGTAAAGCTTGGCTCATACATTGTTAAGACTTGCTCTGAATTTTCTAAAAATAATTTTGAATTTGCTCCCATTATGAATTGATTTTTTGATAAGCGTTGCACATTTTTTCGTTGTTTGAATAGTGGACTGATTGGACGACTTTACGCATCCATTTGTCGAATTTTTTAATTTGTTTTAGTTTCGTTTCCATTTTTGTAATATTATTTCAATTGTTTGTTTAATTTCGTTTTCTGACTCGATAGGGATCAACCTCTTTATTATTTTAGTTTGAGTCCCGTCTTTAAATTTTGTTTTGCGTCCGGCGTTTTTTTTATTCATCGTCTTCAATTAAATTTAAAATATTAGTGAGAGTTACTTCAATGTCAAAAAACATACAAATTGAACTTGCTTCGCTAATTGTTAAACCAAATACACTTCGATTGTATTGTAAGCTCAATTCTATTTTTTCCGCTGAGGCTGGATATTGCTCTTTTACTAATTTTAATTTTTTTAAATATTCCGGTTTTAATCTGTCTAATAAATTCATAATGAATAATAATAAGTTAATAATCTATTTTCTATTTGTAGCATTGTTTTTGCTCTGTGCAAATTATAATCTAAATGCAAACCCAAATTTGTCAATTCAATATGAGAGTCAAATTTTTGTTGAGCGTTGTCAATCATTTTTAAAATCGCAATTTGTTTTCGGTGTTTGTGGATTAATTTTTTAGTTTCCATATCTGAAAATTATTTGAATTAAAAAATAACTCGCTGCAATTAAAAAAAAGCTGTAATAAAATTTTTTTGTTTTCATAGTTTGTTTATGTGTTTGTTAATAATAGAGCAAAGATATAAATTGATTTTAATTAAAAGCCCTTTAATTAAACTTTAACATAATATTAACATATATGAATTATAGGTATTTATTATTAATTATAGGTATTAACATATTAAATTATATGCAATCGGGTATAATTATCCGTATTTATCCGTATTTATACGCAAAAGGGTATAAAAAAACCACTTATAAAAGTGGCTTTGATTTGCTTAAGTCTGTGACGTCTCCAGTTAAGCGAATAAATTTAGTTTCTTATTGAGGTAATATATTAAGATAACGAATATTAACAACCATAACCACCAAAGTTCGGTGATTATCGACGCTTTGCGCTCTATTTGTTTAACGTTTGTTTTAGATTGCGTGGTTTGTTTAATATTTTCTTTGCGACTACTTTGTACAATCTCGCTTTTTAGTGTCTTATTTGAGCTTATTTCACGTCTGTGACGTATTTTAGCATTAAGATACGAGGTTTTTTTGCCGGCATTGTCAATTATGACTATCGCTTTTGTGCTGTCAATTGGCTCAATCTCAAAATGATTAACCACTTTGTCAATATTATAAGCCGTATTTGTGACAATTTTAGTAGTGTCGGAGATAGTTACCTCCGTTTTTGTCTTGTTTTCGGTATCGCTTTTGTTTACTTTACGAGTTCCGCAACCAACTAAAAGCAATAATACTAATAAATATTTGATTTTATTTTCCATTATAACTCAATTATCGGATTTTATTTTCCACTATTCTAAGGTTATTAACCTCATAATCGCCATTCTTTTCCACTAAAATATGAGCAAAGCCATTATTCCAACTATTAAAAGGCATATATTCCGGCTGCAATCCGCACAAACAGCCAACGCTCCAGGTCGTTGTAACGTTTCCGCTTAATGAAACCTCAGTATGTTCGGACGTTCTATGGTGATGACCTATAATTGAGCTTTCCTTTGCTTTCATATATAGTCCTCTCGCCGGATTAACCGGAGGAGCAAAACCGCTAAAAAATTCGTGTCCGTGAAGTAGTGGCAATTTACCGGCTTTGGCTATTTGTTTACTTTTTACTTCTTGAACGCCAGCCTCTCCAAATCTTAAGATCGTTGAAAGTTCAAAATCCGGTATTCCTAAAAGCTCCGGAGCTTGCAACTTTAAAAAGTTTTGCCAACGATCCTCGTGATTTCCAATTTTGTAATAAATAGGAGCTTGAAAATGGTCTTGTAAATTCTTTAAAAAATTTCGAGTCATTTCCAACTCGTCGGCCATATTACGAAGACGCCTATCTTTAATAAAACGGCTCAACATATACATGTCGATAGTATCTCCATTTAAATAAACGCAATCGACTTTCTCGCTTTTACCATAATCGAGCGCTAATTTAAGAGCGTCGTTGTTTTGATAGGGAAAATGAATGTCCGATAAAAATAAAATGTTTTTGTTGGGTACTATTACTTCGCTTTGCTTTTCGTAGTCCGATACTGGTAACTCAAAATTTTTTTCCATAAATTGTTTTCTTTCTTTTGCTGTTCTTACTGAGGTTAAATCTTTGACGTTTCTTTGTAGTTCGCCTCTATGTGATCTTACAATACCTCGAGCGCTTTCTACACTATTAAAGTCGATTGGATAATCTGCAACCAATAAACGACTAATTGCGTTCGTGGATGCGTGTGGAAATTTAAGCAAATATTGTCTAACGATTTCACCCTTATAAGTTACTTTTTTCATAATATAATTGACTCTCGATTTCTCTCCTATTTGTTAAGCCTTTTATTTCTTTGCCTCCGGCCTTATTCCATTTTAAAAACTCGTTTTTAATAGTTAAGTCCTCCGGATTAAAATTGACTTTTTTTAATAATGTACTTTTAGCAAATGAATTTACACCTATATTATAACTCAGACTAACACAAGCGTTGAATTGATTTTGATTAACATTTGATTTTATCAATTCATTTACTTTTAAAGCGAATTTATCGGCTATAAATTTAAACATTTCAAACGCCTGAGGCTTTGTAATTGCTTTGTCTTGCATCATTACCTTTTTTCCGTTTGGATAGTAAGTATTTCCGTATCCAATCGTCGGAACTTTGGCCGAACATAAATAAGGAATTAAACTTAAGCCTTCAAATTTACAAATTAAAAGATAACCAGCGTTATTTAATTTCATTATTTTTATTTTTTTCTAAAAGATACCAACGGCGTAAGGTATAACCGGAGGCTAAGACAAAAGCGACAATTTTCATTGTAGCGTCAACGTCTGTAAAAGATATTGTATAAAATAATCCAGTCAATAGGGATGGTTTAAGGTCTAAAAAGTATTGTCTCATTTTCTTAATCGTTCAACTATATTTGTAATTCCCTCGATACCGATATAAGCCGTCGCAATAACAACCCAATCCGAAGAGGTTAACGTATGATTAAATAATCCAACACAAGCGATCACGAAAACCGATAATTTTCGAGAGATTAACTTATTTAAAATAACATCAAATTGCTGTCGGCTCATCTTTTATCTCTTTTATTGGCTCACAACCCGCGAAATTGTGCATCGGGGTTGTAGGGAATATTTCATTATCAAATTTAATCTCAATTTCTGACATTACGTCAAAGGCATATCCGTCGTAAAATTCCGGAGCTGTTATTTCTTTAAAGTCTGCATCGTAAACGCCATTGGTTTTTATTACTTTGCCAATTTCAACTACAGCCTGTATGCCATCGCCATAATTTAAATATTTTAATTTGTTTAAATCCTCAAGCTCAATATAAACACCTTTGTTTAAAAAGTCTTTTATCGCGCTTTCTTTGTCTTTGTAATTTAATTTATATATTTTCATTTTATATTGTTGTTAATTGTGCAAGTTCCGAATTAGATAAACGTGTTTTAAATAAAATAGCTGAATTTACGGGACTTACAATTGTTTGAGCGCCATTTGTAAATACATCAAAACCTAATCGGCTTAATGTTCCGCTTATTGTTGTTGTGCTTGTTGAGGCTGCACTTGTTCCGTTTATATATAAAATAACATCGTTATTTTTATAAGCTAAAGCAATTTTATAACGAGTTCCGGTAGTGTAAGCCGTTGAGCCAATATTAAACTCTGTATTTCCCGCAAAAACTCCTATCGCTCTAATAACTCCCGAACTTGCTAATCTTATAAAAGCTCTGTTATTTGTTGTTCCATCACTAATACTAAAATCTTGTTCGTCTGCACTATTTAATTGAGCTTTAACATCCAAAAATATAGTCCCCTCTGTTTGACCTATTAAAGAAGTTATCCCCGTTTTAGATATTACATCAGTATTACGAGTTACGCTTGCGCTCGTAGTCGGAATATAAGAAGTAGAATAAGAGCCTAACTCTAATTGAGCGCCCCAAAGGTAAAGTCCTGAACCTGCAGTACCTGTGTAACTATTACTTCCTGCGTTATTTAAAATATTAAATAATATTTGTGATCCAACTCCTGTTAAATCTGTAAATGTTGCTTGACATCTATACCAACCATTACCATAATTTTCTATCCTACCATTTAAAGCCGGTGCTGTAGTTGTAGCAGTTCCCGCAATTAAATCAAAATTTACATTTCCTGTAAGTGCGAAAAATCCTAATATTTGAAATTTAGTACGCTCCGCTGCTTTTACAAAAACTGAAACTGTATAACTTCCCGCAACAACGGGTGGGTTAAGAATATCAATAGTATGAAATCCTGTTGAAGTATCTTCTACTATTTTATCAGCTGTAGTAGTTCCATTAGGAGCAACAATAGCGTTTGTAGTAACTGTAGTTCCTATTTGTAAATAAATAGCATTGCTAAAATCTTCGCTATATGTTTGTACGTTTGTTCTCTGAGGCTCTACTAAAATTGACGGACAACTTGAATTTAAATAATCAATTCTCGGTACGTTAGTGGCTACGCTTTCAATTAATCCTGTTGAATTAACTCTCGTTGCCGTTGTCGCGCGAGTCACGTCCATATCTCCAGCTCCGGTACTCGGAATAACCGAATATAATTTACTCGCTTTAAATCCGTTTGGCGTTACAATTAAAGATGCTTTATCTAATAAACTCATTATATATTATTTAAATTTGATAATTGATTAAAAAGGCATTTTTTAGCCTCAAACGTTCCACCATCTGCAATAGTTCTATCTTGTAATGTAGAAACATTATAAAATATTTCCATACTATCATAGATACTAAAATTAGCAGTTATTGTTCCACCACTTTGTTGGCTCAAAGTTAACGTTTTTATATCCGTTCCGCTAAATGCTGCGGAATTTATTTTACTTTGATACGCAGTATTAAAAGTATTCCAATCCGTTGAGCTTAAAAAACCGCTTTGACTTGTATTTGATTGTAATATTGACAAAGTTCTATTTGCTGACAAATCGCCTCCTCCTTGTAATGGAGTTGTTGTCGATATTGTCGTCGTCTTTGGAGTTAAACCACTTAAATCCTGGTCGCCCGTATTACTACCGCTCAAAGTTGTTATTCCTAACTTTGTTTTGATTGTGGCCGTTGTCTCGTCACCGGTATTGCTACCGCTTAAGGTTGTTATTCCTAACTTTGTTTTGATTGTGGCCGTTGTCTCGTCTCCGGTATTTGTTCCGCTTTGATTTCCTATCGTTGTTAAATTAGCATCCGTAACGTAACGCTTATTGGATGAGTCTGCAATTTCCGCAGTCGTAATGCTTTTATTTTTCCAAAGTAAAGTTGAACTCTCGTAAGCTAATAATTGATTATTTGCAACGCCATTAATAGCCACATTATGCAATTCTTGTAATTCATATCCGTTTTGTATTTGTACCTCAATTTGACCTTGAGTTGGATGCGATCGAGTTATTTTCCCAATATAAACTAAATGATCCGGCGCGCTTGGTTTTGTAGTTGTATAAGCTCCGGCAATTGTTGGACTTAAATATAATTGAACGCCCTCAGTAAAAGAGGAAGTATCTAAG